CTCATCTCTTCGGAAAAGTCGTGTCCAAATTCTCTCTCAAACTCTGGCGATATTGAGAACTTGTTGTCGTCACCATTGCAGACAAACCTGAATCGCTCGTCAATTAAGCTGCAACCGAGGTCCTGTGTCTTGTGGATGTATGCGTATGCGAAAGCAACCATCAACACCAATGTGTTGTCAACGACTGTGCTTGGTTGTCCACTATTGTTGCCCACTCTCTTCTTGATCACCATACCATTTGCAAGGCAGATTGTTGTGTTCTGAATTTCCTGGTATATGATATCAATTGCGTTGTGGTGTTCCTCGTCTAGATAGTGCTTCCTTATCTTTTTCACAATGTCGAAGAGGAATGGGTCAATTGAACTATCAAATCTGGAGCCATCTCCACTTCCATGCAACCAACCTTCTCTGTTGAGTTTATTATACAGCTTCTCCCAACCACGATTGAACTTATTGATGCCTACAGTGTGTGGTGCCTTTAGATGTGTGCCATAGAACTGTTTGTTGAAATGATCAACATAAAATTTCATGGCCAGCAAGCTCGTGATTGGTGCTGCTGTGAACACTCTTGTTTTCTGCTGTTCAACTTTCTCGATAGCTCTTAACTCTGCTTTAAGTGAGCCATTCCAAATCCCATGTGAACTCCCGTCGAGAAACTTCTTTCTGCACACTTCCGCAAAACCAAACATGTCTTCATCTTGCAGATGGGCGCACACGTCCCGCTTCTTCCCCTGATACGCCGGCCCTGCTGATGTCGCCCACTGCAAGTCTTCCACCACTTGCTCTGCCGTGCGTACCTCACAATGCTGCATCCCTGCCTCGTCAAGTTGCCTTATCACATAGTTCATGGCTGCATCCAGCTCGGTGGGATTGTAACGCGTGATGTGTAACGGCCTGTCAAATTTCTTCAGATCCTTGAAGTATGCTGTGTATGACAAGACGCTAGGGGCGTAATCATCCATGTATTCATCAAGCCACTTATAGTATGGATTGTCACGCATGAAATTAAAGATCTCAGTATTCTCACCCACGTAGATGTGTTTGTCAATAAGTCCTTTGTTCATTTCAGCGAGTAGGGTGAAAGTGCTCTCAGGAAAAATCTTCGCAAATCGCGCCTCAGTTTCTGCAGATGGCTCTCGAACGTGTTGTCCTTTCAGTGCAAAGCCAAATCCGTCGATTGTTTGATTCATGGGATCTACTAGTTCTCCACTTTGCATTGCCAATCTAGCGCCTTTAAGATATCCAGATGATAGTGCATCAAATTCCCACCTTTCAATGCTCTGAAAACGTCCTGGCCCATTGAGAAAGTCCACAACATCCTGCGTGAAAGATTGGAACTCGTTTCGCCGTGTTACATGGTTTGTTGCAACATGTATTCCCACAAGATGATTGCTTTGCACGCTAAAAACCGGGCATCCGCACATGCCGCTCTTTGTTGTAATCATATGCGACCATCTTCCACTTGGCTCTGCTTGCGCGATG